GACGGGTTTACAGAAAAGGCATTTGGAGACTGGTGGGAGCAATTAAAGGCTTACACAGAAGCTAGATGGAATAGATCAGAAATTACAGACTCAGATAGCGCATGGCAAGAAGCGAGTAGACAGACAGGAGACACTTCAGTTGCAGATAAGTTAGCTGAGATGAACCTTAAAGCTGAAGTAACTAATACTAAATTAGAAGCACTTGTACTAAACACTACTAAAACTGAGGTAGAGAAGCAAGCTGACCAAGCACAAGCAGACGCTAAAGCTAAAGGCGAAGGTAAAGGACTTGCAGTAGTTGTTAAAAACCCAGAGGCTATGAAGTCTAATGCTCAAGGGGACTCTGGATTTGGGTTCTCGGATGGGGGCAGTCAAGTAGACTTTGGTGATGGGACAATGTGGGATAAAGACGGAGTCGGAGACCTAAACAGTAGCGAATGGGGCACTGATATCGATTGGAATACTGTAGGTAACGCAGGAAGCGATAAAACTACTGGTGCAATCCTTAATATGGAACAATCTTTGGGCTCCACACTAAACAGCGGCTTTAGGGATTTAATTACTTCCGGTGAGATGAATGTTAAAAGCATGGGTCTAAACTTTGTAGGTATGATGGCTAACTCTGCAATGGGGGCAGCCGCAAGCGGATTATCTAGTGCTATTATGTCAGGGATTGGAGGAATGTTCTCTGGAGGCACAGCAGCAGCTAATGGTGCAGTATTTAAGGGAGGCTTCAAAGCATTTGCTAATGGAGGCATCGTAAGTAAACCCACTCTAGGATTGATTGGAGAAGGTAAAAGCAACGAAGCTATTGTTCCTTTACCTGATGGGCGTTCTATCCCAGTTATTGGAGATACAGGTAAGAAGCTTACTAACAACACTAATAACTTTGAGATTAACGTAACAGTAAATAGTGATGGAGAAGCAACTTCAGAAACCTCAGGAGATAATGGGGGAATGGAAGCTAAACAAGCCGAGTCTTTAGGAATACTAATGACTCAGGCTATTCAAACCGAACTTGTTATACAACAGAGACCTGGAGGAATTCTTAGCGAATACTAAATTATGGCAAATTTTAACACAGAAGTAAATATTAACCCGGATAGAGGGCAAAAAGTAGAGAACAAGCCTAGAGTTTTGAAGGCCGCCTACGGAGATGGCTATGAGCAACGTGTAGCCTCCGGTATAAATACTAGACTAGAACAGTGGAATTTAACCTGGAAGAACAGAACTGCAGCAGAGTCAAATAAGATAATGAAGTTCTTAGAGGACCAAGGAGCCGTTAGTGCTTTTGATTGGTACCCAACTGGGTATGATATAGCTAGTACTACTACTAGTGCTACTACTAAGAAACTAGTAGATACTTCTCAATACTTCACTAGTAAGTATTTAAATACTACTGTCACAGACTCTGGGGGAACTACTGCTACAGTAACTGCTATAGATAGTGCTACACAACTATCACTTTCTGCAGATATTTTATCAAGTGCTGAAACGTACACTATATACCCGTATAAGAAGTATGTATGCGATAAGTGGGGGGTAGTAGACAACCTAACAGGGGTTAGAACAGTAACTGCAACATTTAGACAAGTAATAGAACCATAGGAGACAAGTATGTCAAATAAAATAATCAGTGATATTAATGGATTAGAGCCTGGAGAGTTAGTAGACTTATATGAATTAGATATGTCTACAGGGCTTGCACCTGATTCATCTGATATATTTCGTTGGACTGCGGGGTATGATGCAACTATGCAGGAAATAGTATGGCAAGGCAATAAGTATGCCGCGCTGCCTATTGAAGCCACAGGTTTTGAATTTAGTGCGAATGGGGCACTTCCTAGACCTACGCTTACTGTAGCTAATATTACGTCTTTGTTATCTGGGGTTATGACTAGCTATGAGGACTTAATCGGAGCAAAAGTAACTAGAAAGAGAACTTTTGCTAAGTACTTAGACTCTTATTGTTACACTAGCGGGTACCCTGTAGGGGGCGTATGCACGGGGGAGTCGGGGGCAGACCCCAGTTTGAGCAAATCAGACTGTTTAGATGCTAACAAAAATGGGTCTGCAGGAACTTGGACTGTATATAACCAGTCAACTTGTGAAGCAGCAGATGGCCCAGGAATTTGGTACGCCAGTGCTTTAGCTGATGATACTGCTCACTTTTCAGATGAAATATGGTTTATAGACCGTAAGTCTGTAGAAGCTAATACTCATGTGCAGTTTGAATTAACCGCAGCTTTTGATGTACATGGAGTTAAACTACCCTCTAGGGTAGTAGTTTCTAACTCATGTCCTTGGAAGTATAAGGGAGTAGAGTGTGGGTACGCTGGGTCTAGTTACTGGGATACTAATAATAATTCTGTTTCTTCCTCTGCTGCTGATGTATGTTCTAAAACATTTACTTCTTGTGAATTACGATTCCCTGAAACTGTGGAGAGTCCTTTTGGGGGATTCCCAGGAGCTGGAGTCAAGATGGGCTCCGTACGATGAATGAGAAGACATTAGAGGACTTTAGAGAACATACTAAAAGTGAATTTCCTAGGGAAGCCTGTGGGTTTGTACTAGGAGTAGGGAAGAAAGAAAGGTACTTCCCTACTAGAAATATAGCAGAGCATCCGGAAGAGCATTTTATACTAGATCCCTTAAGCTATGCAGAAGCAGAAGATACAGGATCAATTTTAGGTATTTGCCACTCTCATCCTAATGATGGGTGCGAACCTTCTGAGGTAGATAAAGTAAGTTGCGAAGCTACTAATAAGCCTTGGCACATATTGAGCTGGCCTGGAAATAGACTATGCAGCTGGGAGCCTGAGGGGTACGAAGCTCCTATCTTAGGAAGAAGCTTTAGTTATGGAGTTTTAGATTGTTGTACTTTACTTAAAGATTATTTTAAAAAAGAACTAAATATCGATTTTACTTGTTACAGTGGTACAGATGGCTGGTGGGACAAAGGAGAGAACCGATATTTAGAAAACTATGAAGAACAAGGTTTTGTACGTATACTTGATGAAACAGATATTAGAAAATATGATGTCTTTTTAATAAAATTAGTTTCACCTGTACCAAACCATGCCGCAGTTTTTGTTGGCGAAGATAAAATTTTACATCATGTACACGGTAGGCTCTCTAATAAGGAACTTTACGGGGGGTACTGGAGGAAGCATACTACGCATCATTTAAGGCACAAATCACTATGTTAAAGAAGGTAAAGTTATATGGCGAACTAGCGGATAAGTACGGTAAAGACTGGAACTTAGATGTGACCTCACCCGCGGAAGCGATAAGAGCCTTGTGTGCTAATAATGCGGGTTTTAAAAGATTTTTACTGAACTCCGAAAAGAGAGGGGTAGGCTATAAAGTAGTAACTGGGGACAGATACATAGATAGTAATGCAGAGATACTTGAACCTTTTGGTAAGGGGGATATAAAAATAATACCTGTAGTATTAGGGGCAAAGTCTAAAATCGGAAAGATAATTGTAGGGGCTATTATGATATATTTAGCCTACCAATATGGGGTAGATTCTACAGGGGCTTTAACTACTATGGGCAGTATTGTTGCTAATGTAGGTATGAGTTTAATAATGTCAGGGGTTGCTGAAATGTTAGCACCCGACCCCAAAGGGCCTACTAGTGATGCTCTGCAGAAGGATAAGACTGGGCACGCATTTGATGGCCCTGCTAATACTATAAACCAAGGTGTTGCAATCCCAGTATGTTATGGGCAATTAATTATAGGCGGGGCAACAATTAGCTCTGGTATAATGACTGAAGATACGGACGGAACATAGTATGCTAAAGAAGATAAAATTATATGGGGAACTAGCAGAAAAATACGGTAAGGAATGGGAGTTTGATATAGAATCCCCTGCAGAAGCTATCAGAGCCTTAAAAGCTAATTTAGAAGGATTTGAACAATTTTTATCTACTTCACAATCTAGAAATATAGGGTACAAGATAGTGGCAGGTAGAGAATCTCTAGAAGCTGAGGAGCTTGTACTAAATACCTCTGCAGATACTATAAAGATAATTCCCGCTATATTAGGAGCAAAAAGTTCTTGGGGTAAGATAATAATTGGAGTTGTTATCATAGTTGTATCTTGTGTATACGCGAGTTGTGCAGGAGCAGGCTGGGGCTGGGGGCAGCTAGGATTAGCCATTGGTATGAACTTAGTAATGACGGGAGTAGCAGAGCTATTAGCTCCTTCCCCTCCTGCACTAGGTGATGAAGAATTTGCAGAGAAGACAGAGAACCATGGATTCGGAGGCCCCGAAAACACAGTTAATCAAGGTGTTGCAATCCCAGTATGTTATGGGCAATTAATAGTAGGTGGAGCATTGATAAGTGCTAGTATAACTACAGAACAGATACAAGGTTAGGAGACTAAATGAGCGATAATAATTGGATATCAGGATCAAAAGGGGGTTGCTTCCCTGGGGATACTTTAGTTAGTATACCTAATTCTTCAGTGCGCATAGACGAGCTGGAAGTGGGGGATAAGGTACTTAGTTTTGATTACAAGGGCGAATTGCATACCTCTAAAGTATTAAAAATACATAAACACGAAGAGTTTGAGGTATCTAGGTACACATATTGGGGCGGTAGACACTTAGATGCTACGCCTAACCACTGGGTACTTAATCAGTTTAATGCCTTTGTAGAGATAGGTAGCCTAGGGTTTGATGATTGTTTAACTGATGAGAATGGACACTTACGCCCTTTAATAGGGGTGGAAAAGTTAGAGCCTACTACTGTTTACAATCTAACCGTGGAAAACCAACATACTTTTATAGCAGGCAACATACGAGTACACAATGCTGGCCTTGGCGCTGGTAATATTCAAGGTAGTAAAGGTGGAGGCGGTAAAGGAGGAGGAGGCGGCGCCTCCGCTCCTTCCGAGGATGATAATACGTTATTCTCAGAGTCCACTGCTAGATTGATCGATTTAGTATCCGAGGGAGAAATTGGAGGGCTAATTAATGCTAAACAGTCTATATTTTTAAATGAGACTCCTCTACAAGATGGAGCTGGGGCTGAAAACTTTGATGACGTAGTGTATAACACTAGACCGGGTACGAATTCACAGTCTTACATCGCAGGGTTCCCTAGTGCGGAAACTGAAATGGTTGTCAATCAGAAAGTTGAAAAAGGTGCTCCAGGCCCTGTAATTACTACTATATATAGTACTAGCCTTGATGCAGTAAGAGTAACACTATTTACTCCTAGATTAACTTATCAAGATACTAAAGGTAGCCTGCATGGCTCGAAAGTAGAATTTAAAATATATTTAGAAAAAGATAATAATGGAAGTTGGACAGAATTAGTATCGTCCTCTTTTGATGGTAAAACTACTTCTAGATATGAAAGGGCTTTTAGAATTGAAATTCCTGATTCTTGGAAGTCTTCTGGGTTTACCCAGATTGCGATTAAAGTAGAAAGAGTGACAGAGGATGCTGCAGACGCCCAAACCAACAATGATATACATTTTGGTACTTATACAAAAATAATAGACAATAAACTTAGGTACCCTAATAGCGCTTTGATGGCTATTCAGATAAATGCTAAACAATTTAATAGTATCCCTAAAAGAGGCTACGAAATTAAAGGGTTGAAAATAAAAGTGCCTAGTAACTATACTCCATATGACCAAGGACATTGTTCTTTATCAGGGTATAGACGTAAAGATAGGTGTGAGCAAGCAGGGGGAAGTTGGACAGGAACTACAGTAGGGACTACTCTATATTCAGGAGCCTGGGATGGTACATTTACTACTGCTTGGACAAGTAACCCTGCTTGGGTACTATATGATTTATGTACTGATGACAGATATGGACTAGGAAAGTGGCTGGATACTAATCAGTTGGATAAATGGTCCCTATACGAGATAGGAAGATATTGTGATGCAGTAGATAGTAGTGGTAACTTTGCAGGAGTTAGTGATGGCTGGGGCAATATGGAGGCAAGGTTCTCTTGTAACCTATATTTACAAGGCAGAGAAGAAGCCTATAAAATACTAAATGATATCGCCTCAATTTTTAGAGGTATGATATACTGGCAACAGGGGCAGGTTTCTGCAATTCAAGACTCTCCTAAAGAGGCAGTGATGTCTTTTAGTAGTGCGAATGTATTAGATAAAAGTTTCACATATGAAGGCTCTTCTAGAAAACAAAGACATAATGTAGCGTACGTTACTTGGAATGACCCAGATGACTACTATAGACAGCACGTAGAATACGTAGAAGATGCCGAAGGTATAGTAAATGCTAACAACCAAATATTTTCTAAGGACGTTAGAGCGGTAGGTTGTACCTCACAAGGACAAGCTAATAGAGTCGGCAGATGGCTACTATATACTGAAAGATATGAGACGGAAGTAGTTAACTTTAAAACTGGGCTAGACGGCGCAGCAATAAGACCGGGAGACCTAATAAAAATAGCGGATCCAGGCCGGGCAGGAGTAAGGTACGGAGGAAGAATTGCATCTAGTAGTACTACTACAGTTGTTAAACTAGACGCACCTACCCCTGTAGTATCTGGTAACACATATAAACTATCCATAATGAATACGGAGCAGGCGTGTGTAAGATCAGGAGTTAAGCAAGCAGAAGCTACTCAATCAGCATGTTTAAATGCACACGGCTCTAATGAGTGGAAGCCATACATATGGACTGAAACAAAGGATGTATCTACAATTAGTACTACAGAAGATGTATCGGAGCTTACAGTAACTTCTGCATTTTCTAATACCCCTACTACCCCCTATCTGTGGGTGTTAGAAGAGGTAGGAACTGTAGAAGCCCAAGACTTTAGAGTACTATATGTTAAAGAGGCAGAGCCTAGTGTAGTAGATGTATCTGCTCTAAAGTACCATGGCGCTAAGTTTGGTTACATAGAGCAAAATTTGTCTTTTTCACAAAAGAGTACAAGCAACTTACCCGACCCTAGTGGCGCAGTACCTGAACCTTCTAACTTAGTTATTAGCGAAGAACTATATATAGATTCTATGAGGAATATTAAGAACAGAGCCACTTTTAGCTGGGAAGCACCTAAAACTCCTGGGACCTCTACTACTTACCCTTATGTAGCCTCTTATTATGTAGAGTGGAGAAGAAAGGCCCCTGC